TTTCCCCCCCCGATACGATTGTAAACAATAATCGCAGTCATATCAGCTCGATTTTTTTATTTATTTTTTTTATTTTTCTTCCCATTTTGTCTTTAATTGTTTCCATTGGAAAATATAAATCTACAATAAATTAATTAGGTTAGTTATGTAGTTTCATTCTTCATTCTCTGTATAATTATTTGTTTATATTACATTATATATTCTATTTATTGATAATAAGTTATGCTTTATTTTGTATATTATGTATATATTCTATATTTTTGTATAGTATATAAGTAGTTATAGTGAATTTATATATTTATTCCCTATCCTACGTATTATTCACTTATTTTTTTATAACTAATTATTTATCAGCGCGTTTATATGAACAGTTACTATGACCGTATTCTTCATTTAATCGTCACTAAACTATACACGTTATCTGACGATAGCCTATTTGCCGGTTGTTCTGCCGGTTCAGACTACGCAGAGGCTTCTATGCGTGTAAAGAGTTTAGTTTTTAATGTAATGCCTTCAAGTGATTTTCGTTACGTTCACGGCTGCTATTATCTTTTTACAGGCGAGATATATGAAGCTGTGAACCCTGAGATAATATGTAAGGCAGTGGAGGAATGGCTTATTAAGGTTCATGTTTCTCCTAAAGTATTACATTTTTCCAGCAAGAAATTCCAGTCTGAGGCTCTTTTGTCGATAAGGATAAACAATCCTTTTTGCCCGATGTTTCATATCAAAGCTTACCAAAATGGTGTTGTTGATTTTACGGATGGAAAACTTCGTCCTTTCAGTCCTGAATTCCATGTTCTTTATAAACACCCGTACAAATACGATCCTTCGGCAAAATGTCCCATGTGGCAGAGCTTTCTTCGTACTGTCCTCCCTGAAAAAGACAGCCGTTTAATATTGCAAATGTATCTGGGTCTTTGTACTTATGACAGGGGAAAGATGGTTGACAAGGTTGAGAATTGTCTTATGCTGTTTGGAACCGGGAGCAATGGTAAGTCTGTCATATATGAGACTATAACCGGCATATTTGGTAGAGAGAATGTATCTTCTATGGGGCTTCTGTCACTTATCCGGGGAGGGGATGAAAGGCTTAGGAATGTGGCTCGCATAGATGGGAAACTCGTAAATATGTGCCCTGAAATACAGGCCAAGGACATATCAGGATATGAGGATGCTTTTAAGACATTATGTTCCGGAGAGATGGTATACGGAAGAAATATCGGTGGTAATGTTTACGAAGTCCGTAATGTCCCATGGATGATATTTAATATGAATAACCTTCCAAAAGCTTCAGATTCTTCGTATGGGTATTTCAGAAGATTTCTGTATGTGATATTTGAGAATGTAATACCGGAAGAGATGCAGAACAAGCATCTTGCAGATGACCTAAGGCAAGAATACCCGGGAATATTAAATTGGATTATAAGAGGGGGTAAATATTTAAAACAGAGACATTTTGTTTTTCCCAAGAGCGAGAACAGTGAAAAGCAGAAACTGCTTGTTATGGGAGAAAGCAATATAACTTTCTCATGGGCTTTCGCACGCGGTGTAAGACCTTCGGCAAATGCCAAGGGAGAACTTTCCACATGGATAAGGGCATCTGACATGTACGATGACATGGTACGTTATGCAGATGCTAACGGATTTGAAAGCGTGAGTACTCAAGATTTCGGAAGGCAACTTACTAAGTTGGGATTTGGCAAGTTAAACAGAAGAAGAGACTCAAAAGGTATGTTGTACAGAGTATATGGATGTAGCGATACGGAATTAAAGTCCCCTGTTCCTGTTGTTGCCGATATGGAGATGGACTTTAATGAATACAACGGAAACGTGGAATATGATGCAGAAGACTTATAAAACAATAAAAATATGATAACAATACATAATATAGGATTACTTAGCCGATATTCCCCTCCTTGTAGTATAAAATATGGTTACAATATAGGTTCATTAGCTGTAAAATATGGTGTTATGGACATAATAAATCTTCCGGAAAAAGAACAATTGAATATTTTTTTAGAAATTAACTCGAATAATGGAAGTATTATAGTTATGCCTCATGGCGATAGTTTTTTAAGAAGAACATTTATTGAAAAACTGCTTAATGACAACGGATTTATAAAAAACAAGTATTTAAGCATCACTTTATGTACAAACATACAAGAAAAGGAAATCAAATATAGAGTTATTAATCACATAAAAAATTATAGACATGAAAAACGGAGAAAAATTACAAGTCCGCAACTGGATTGTAGAAAAAATTGAGATGGATGGCACAGATTACATGGAGGTACGTACAGTAGGAGGTGAATTTCGTGTAATGTATCGGATGGACCATATTATGTACAGCGTGTTGGATTCTTTAGAAGAAGAGAACAAAGACTCATTGGCTGTGATATTCGGAAATATAATGGCAGTAGCTACAGTCATAGATGCGGATTTTCATCATGATGTAATTGTTGCCACTCAGTCATTAATAGATCGTATAAATCATAGTTCCATATCAAATGAAATTGAGACTGAGGAAGAAAGTCAGAATATAATTTCAGAGATGAAAGCAGAATATGAAGCAACGAATGGATTAGATGATAGAACCAGCGAATGATATTGTAGGGCGTAAATACGCCCTCATACTACCTAACATACAATCCCCTACTTTTATCTGTTCTAGCCCCATGAATCATGTCCCGAGTTTCCTCCACTGCCTCTTTTATTTTGTCGTTACTGTCTGCTGTCCTTTTTGTATTGTCGGCAATACTCTTCAAATAAGTCAACTGCGATTCCGCTAGTATATTGCTTCTTTCCATCAACCCGGAGTGCTCATCAAGATAGACAGTTATATTATTGAGTACCGTATTGTAGTCGATTGTTCCTCCGTTCTGGTAATAGTTGGAAACAGCATTCTCTATCTTCCCCCTTTGTTCCTGCGGATAGTTGGCGAAACGCTGTTCCAGCAACAGACGGATTGCGGACAAATCGCTTCTCATGGCATTAGCGTAAGATGCAAGGAGGTCGGCTTGGTCCTCGGTTATACCCTTAATACCCGCACTTAACCCACTTCCACCGCTAGAATTTGTACCCCATTGTTTATTTATGGTCTCCGCCTCCTTTACCATTTGATCTATAAGATTGTTCTTTATACTGTCAAGCTCTTTACTTTCATAATCAGACAAAACACCATCGCTCATGTAATTCGCCCATTTCTCATACCATTTACGCATTTCCGGCATATAGTTTTCTACATACATGGCTTTAATGAGTGCTTTGCGCATATATTCTGACATATCATCCGCAATATCTTCTGCTCCCTTCTCCACATCATACAGAGATTCAAGAATATCATCAGAGAAAGAGTCCCATGCGACACCTGTGGCATTTTCCATTTTTTGTTCAGTAACTTCTGCAATATCCTCAATGCTGTCCGCTATTTGTTCGGCATATTTTCTTGTATCCTCATCTAGTTGTGCCCAAAATGAAGGTGCCTGTTCCTGTAATTCAGATAACTGTTCTGCTGTAAGCTCAAACAAGCCGGACATACGTCCTCCCATAAGATTGCGGAACTGGTCTACAGACATGCCTAAAGCTTTTGCTGCTTGTACCCATCCCTCCCAACTCATATCTTTTACCTCATTATATCCAGCGGTATGGGATTTCCAAGAGCCACCGGAACTTAAGTACATTTGCCCTAATTCCCGTGCAGCCTCAGTTTGAGCCTCTATCATATCCACAGCCTGTTTGTACGCTGCACGCGCATTCTCTCCGCTTAACGCCTCCGCAAGCTCCAACTGCTTTTCTATGACTTTATCCATTGTCTGAATATAAGCATCATAAATCTTTTCTGCCTCTTCATATTTTTCCGTGGAGTTGTCACCGCCAAAAAAATTCATTATCTTGGTGGCTATCTGTAAAGCTGCGGACGCAATAGCAAGAATTACAGATGCTTTTTCCACTGTGGCAATTGCTTGAGCAGTAGCTTCCGACACTCCCTTTATATTATCCGCTGATATCGTGCCCAATGAGATAATCGAATTTATCATTGAAAGAGTGGTAGCAGTGATACTTCCGGCGGCTGAAATCACATCCCCGACAGCACCGCCCACTGCATCTCCTATCTCATCAAACTCCTTTTCTACCTTGAAAAGGACTTTATAAAGTTCCTGCCAGTCCTTCACACTGCGTTTGTCCGGTGATGTATCTTCCTTGTCACCGGGTTTGGGTAGCTTCTCCCTCAACACATTTACTTTCGCCCGCTGTACAGCCAGATTGGGGTTATTAGGGTTCAAGAACTCCATCCGCTCAAGTTCCTGTGAAACCGCTATAAGAAGCTGTTGTAATTTTTTTAACGATAAATTTGCAATGCCATCAGCCCACGCCTGAAAAGACGTTTCACGCTCGGCAAACTCCATGTCTATTGCTGCAAGAGCTTTATTGCGTTGATATTCTAGTTCCTGTAAATCCTCTTTGCCGGCTCCCGCTTTCTCCAACCGTTCCCGGTCTTCCTTAAACTTCCGTTCGGCTTCAAGACGTTTGCTAATATAACCCTGGTACTTGGAAAGAATATCCTTATAGAATTGTGCAGTCTCATTTATCTGCCTTTCCTTGGTGTAATTCCCTATCATGCCGAATATGGAAGTATCAACAGACACAGAGGAAGGGTCAAAACTCTTTTTTTTATAGTTTTTATCCTTTTCGGCTTTCGCATCCTCTTCGGCTTCAAATACTTTTCTCGCAAGTTCTTTTACCTTATTGATATAATCATTCTTCTGCTTTTCCAAAGCCTTCAATTCTTTTTTGTTGTCAAGCTCTCGTTGTGCTTGTTCTTTCTCAAATCCGTCTTTCATGGCATTGATACGTGCTTGTGCCGCCTGAATCTCCAAATCAGTTTCCATTTGTATTCGTTCACGGGCTTCTTTCTCACGAAGCTCGATAACTCGGTTCATCTTATCTGAATAACTGTTGATGTCTGAGCCGGATGAATCTAACGCCTTGTTGTATTCATCCATGAAAGATTTAATAGCTTGCATTCTCTTCAAAGCATCATTTTTTTCTTCCGGTTCAAGGCTTCCTTTTGAAATTTCTTCAAGTGACTTATATTCTTTCCGTAATCTACTGAGATAATCTATCGACTTCTCATCAGCAGCAGGTTGAAGCCCCACATAAGCAGAAAGTTTTTCTTTAGCTATGGTTCTCCATTCCGCTTCCACTTTGCTTAATTCTGCAATTTTCGCTTTAAGATTTTGAATAGCATCTCCACTACCAGCAATCCCTTGTATGGCATTAATTTGCTGTTTATATGTTTCTATTTCAAATTTTATTTTTTCACTCTCATCTTTAAACTTTGTACTTTTATACAATTCATCTCGCTGTTTTTGAATTTTCTCCATAATGACACCATAGGAAGTGGTATTCTTAAACATTAAATCAAGTTGTTCATTTGCGTAAGCTATATCATTATTATATAACTTGAATGTTTTTGCTAAATTTATCACTCCCTTGGCTGCATTTGCTAATCCACCGAAGTTATAATAATCCCCACGTCCACTCACATCCACTTTCTTTGCGTCTTTTAAAGAAAGTGCAAGCCCTAGTTCCGACCCGATAGTCTCTATCTGACCTTTTATTATATCGTAACGCATAAATCGTGGGTCAAGCCCATTTTTTACCGCGTCCTGCAAACGAGTTCTTATAATAGATGCTATTTCTTTAGCTTGGCTGTCGGATATGGGAGAAAGTTCTTCTGTATCTTCATTTTTAATACGTACATTTTGTTTTAATTCTTCTACTATTGTCTTCATTGATTCGGAAATATTAGAAGAATATTTGTCTTCAATACTTGACATCATTTGTTGGCGTGCACTCTCACGGGCTTTATTTCGCAACGCCTCACTTACAGCATCAATCTTTCCACGAAGATATTCGTATGCTCTAGCTTCGTTTTCAATATTCCCGATATAATTGCCATAATTTGACTGTATCTTATTTAAAATATCATTATATTCTTGTGTCCCTTCTACAGCGTCATCTAATTTCTCTATAAGAATTTTATACCCATCTATCTCATTTTGAACTGATAATGCTCCTTTCTCCCCGATATCATCCAGCTCTTTTCTTAACCTTGCAGCCTCTTTACTTGTATTATAAACAGCAGTACCAAGCGCAACCACACCGGCAATAAGAATGCCTGTCCATCCGGCAGCCCCAAGGCTGGAAAATGCCATTTTTAATTTTTGAAGATTAGTTAATAACCTTATTGCACCTTGGTTAACCTTATTCTGAGCCATATTATTGGCATACGTAGCTATAGTATTTGCGTTTACTGCTCCTGTCAAGGCTATTTCATGAGATATAGCTCGTGCTCTTAAAGCACTGGCTGTCATCATGACACCTTTGTATGTATAATAAGCAGCTATAATAGAAAGCAACGCATTCAAAAATACTCTCCATTTATCTGTAAAGGCTGTAAGCATATCCAGCCCGCCTCCAAGAATCTCATTATGACTTTCTGCAATAGTGCCCAGCATCATTTCATAGCTGTCTACTAATTTGGCTAATTTACCTGAAAGAGATTCGGTCAGGACCTCCTGCATATTATAGAACTTTCCTCCTTCATTGGTCAGCTCCCAAAGAATATCCTTTACCATGCCGAAAGACACTTCTCGCTTGGATATCTTTTCAAAAACCTCTCCTGCACTTACTACACGTCCTTCCAATTCTGTGAACTTCTTAGCAAGCTCATCAACTAATGGGATACCTGCCTCTGTGAACTGCCTTAATTCCTGACCACGCAAGAACGCTGCACTTCTCACCTGCCCATAAGCCAAAATAATACGCCCCATATCTACTCCCAAACCCGCAGAAATGTCAGCGAGACGTTTAGTCGTTTCATACATTTCTTCGTATGGGATACTAAATGCCGCAATCTGTTTGGTGAATCCCATTAATTCACGGAAATTGAATGGAGATTCAACGGCCAGTCCCTTTATCTGCCCGAATATCTTATTCGCTTTTGCAGCATCTCCAAGCATAGCGTTAAGTGCAATATGCTGTTTCTGAAATTCGCCACCAATTTCTATCAAAGAACGCACGAAACGTTCTGCCTGATAAACAGAATAAATATTAAGGAGTTGATTCTGTAACTGACCGGCTAGGCGTGATTGATTCCCCATTATACTGTTCCCACGTAGCATAGACGCATTGTGCCTTTCTGTTGCACGTTGCCCTGCCGCTTGTGCATTGGCAAGCCTTTGTTGTGCTAAAGCCGCTGCATTCGCCATACGCTGCTGCACCTCAAGCATACGCTGATGCCTTAAGTCTGCTGCCGTAGTTGCAGCTCCTGTACTACCTACCCCAATAGGCTTTACATTAATGTTCAGCGTTTTACTACGAATCTGTGTCTGCAAATCTTTTATAAACTGGTCAATATTAGATGCGGTAAGTTTTATCTTCATGCCTCTCTGCTCCAATTTCTTTTCCAGTTTCTTAAAATCTTCATCCGTCATATCTTTTATGCGCATGGAGAAGAATAAATTGCCCAAGTCTGCCATAATATTACTTTGTGTTTGTGCTGAAATAAAAAAAGAGCCTGTCAAGAATAGGGATTCCCAATCTTAACAAGCTCTTTGGCTTTATAATAATTATGCAAATATAGTTATATTTTCTACGTTTTTACAGAAAAAGCAATCATTTGCAAGATTTTATAATCAAAATAAATCTTTCAAAGTATTGTATTCTTTGTTTATCCCTGAAAGGATTTCCAAATACCGGTATGTGGCAGCTTGAATCTCTTCCATATATACAGGTACTTCGTCATTATCCGCAACACATTCCTGTATGTATTGCAAAAGATATGAGAAATTCATCTGTGCGTTTTGGCAATCGTTTATCAGGCATCCGATAGCACCGTAAAGAGGTGAATTGCTGAACGCATCCCATTTCTTGGCTTTGTCACTATTGGATTCACGTTCTTTCTTCAAAACAGCCAATAAGTCAACATAATCGTTTATGGATTTCTGCAAATCCCTTGAAAGCTCGCTGTTCTTTGCTTTAATTTCATTAAGTTCTTCTGCACTTATCGTGATTTTCTGATTATGATATAATGATATTTCCATTTCTAGTAAATTTAGTGTGTAAAAGGTCCGCCCACCTCATAAACAAGGTGGGGAAAAATAAAATTTGTATGGTTTAAATTACACTATTGGTGATAGTTTGTTTTCGGGAGGATTACCGCCAAACATAAAATTAATAAACGCTAATCCTTTTGGGTTGCACAACACCTTCTGACAAATTATATCGGGATGATTGTCACGGTGTATTGGGGGCAGTAGTGTCATTTCAAAGTATCCTGCATCAATGTACTTTTGCTTCGGTTCGTTCCTGTTTGCAAAGAATACTCCCATTTCCCTTAACTTCTTGAAAAGCGTGTTTCGTCCGAACGGCAAACCGAGTATTTTGGCGGCTTGACCTATATCTACCTTTCCCTCTGCTTTGAAAGCTGCATCAGCAAAATCCGCTTTGGGCTGGAGTTTGGTGATTTTTGTGTCTTTCTGTTCGATTATTTTTTGCTGTTGTTCAGCTTGGGCTTCAAGTTGCTTTAACCGTTCCTCTCTCTTGGCAAGGGTGGCTTGTGCGATGGTTAGAGCACGCGCCATGATTTCTTCGGGAGTGTCGTCCTGCTTGGTGGCAAGGTAGCCGCCTGTCTTGCGTATGGACTTTAAAATCTCCTTTACGCCTCTCTTAAATTCTTTGGCAATTGGTTTGCGGGATTGCATTAAGACTTCGTATAAGCCATCTTCGGTTAAGAACCAAACTTGCTGATTTCCACCAAGGGTGTCAACAATGTTGGCAACCTTTTCTTCTTCATCTATTGATTGCAACATCATAGTAGTGTTATAACTACCATTACTTCGCTTTGCATAATCAATGCACTCTGCCACTTCTTTGGCAAGGAACAACGGATTTTCGGCAGTTCCATAAACCGTGAACTTGTGCCCCAGCAACTCTGTTTCGCTTAGGACTTGAATAGGATTTGTTAGCATAACAAAAAAATGCACCTACTACGAGCTGCTAACAAATCCATAAGATTAATGTCGGAGGCGTTTCCGTATCTCCACTCGGTAGGCGCAATATCTTAATTTTATACGATACTACTTATTAATATGTCTTGGCAAAAAAATAACTCTATATGGATAGAGCCATAAGAGTTTGCCGCTCTCATGAATTTGTTAGCACTGCAAAGATACGCATTACCTCTGCATATCCAAACCATATCCTGTCTTTTTTTTGCAAAAATAAGAAAATCTGATTATATATTCCATATTTTATGATTGTATTTTATCAAATATGCTGTATAATATATGATTTTTCATAAAAATAATTACATATAAACCAATAATTATATACTTTTGTATTCAAATTTTAAATTATGTAATTATGAGGAAAATTTTATTCTTATTGGTAATGCTGCCAATGTTTGTTTTTACGGCATGTTCATCGGAGGATGATATAGAAGGTCCAATTATTGAGTCTTCTCTCATTGGTTCATGGTCTACTGGTGTTGAAAATATTCATAAATACATTAAATTTAAATCAGATGGTACAGGTTTTTACGCCATATATAATGGAGCAGATATGGGGCAAAATTATCTATTTTCTTATGGAATTGATGGGGGAATTATAAGTATCAAAATAACTTATTCAGATACTAAGGGATTAATAGGGAAAAATAAACAATGGGATTGTGAATTTTCCGGTAATAAGCTAAATATAAAAAATGAAACAGAAAAAGGAATATATAAAAAGATAAATTAGATATATTACTCAAACTTTTAAAATACTCACAAGTTATGAAGAAAGTATTATTTATACTACCTATACTGACTACTTTATTCGCTTTTGGCGGATGCTCTGATGACGATAGAGACCCCCAAAAAAACAATGGAAATAAAGTATTGACTGAAATCTTAGTAAATGAACACGAAAAGAAATTTGGAGAGATAAGCGAATATGGAGAACTTTATGAACAATATATTTATAATCAAGATGGCACATTGCAAGAAAAAACAACAAACTATTATTTAGCCATTTTGGGAGATAGAGTTGAACATAATTATAAATATAAGTATGATGATAAAAAGCGTGTGATTGAAACGAATGAGTATGAGCTGACTTTATTTAAGGAAAAACGCAAATATGAATATAACAGCATTGATTCCGTGTCACGTATGTTGGTATATGATGACGATGGAGACTTGAATGAAGAATGGACATATGAATATGACAGTCAAAAACGACTGATAAAAACAACAGAAAAAGATGTTTGGCTTGATAGTAATTTTGGTTATATAAGCGAATATAGTTACGAAGGAAATAACATCTATATAAAAAGAACAAATATTAATGACGGCTCATTGTTCGGCAATTTTATTTTTGAATATGATTCACACGATAATTTACTTCAGGAGACTTATATAAATGGTGATACAGGGAAAGAATCAATAGAACAAAAGTACGAGTACAAATATGACTCATTAGGTCGTATTCAAAGAAAATCTAAAAAGAAATTATACTCAGATTCTTGGACACATTACGACTATTTTTATAATGACGATGGCACAATCAATAAAATATCTATTTCGTATAGCTATAAAGATGATGAATCTGAGTTAAGATATAATTATATCTATAAATAATATTATTTCAGCCCCGTTCCTCAAGTTCGGGGCTTTTTTTATAGAAAAAAGACACACTATACTATTATATGTTTTATAATATACCTCACAATATGGCAAAGACAAGCTAAAAAAAACTTCCCTTCCCTTGCACAATTACCAAAAGGTTATTATATTTGCATTGTCATAAGACAGAGTGCACAATGTATGATGACGAAGAAGAGCTAAAGGCTCGAATTGAAGCTGCGGAAAAAGACCTTAGCTTCTTTTCTCTCTACTGGGATGATATTCGGGAAACCGACTGGATTTCAGATGAGGAGCTTGAAGGAAGCGTCAATGATGCGTTAGATGACTTAATTGACGCCAAAAACAAGCTGAAAGAAAGTGGTAGCTCTCCATAGGTGGAGCTACCTTTTCCAAGATAACTAAAAACAAAATTACCATGGACGTAAGATTAGAACTTAAGAAATGGAAAGCTGATTTTGCCTTATTGGAAACCAAAGAACAAAAGGCAGAATATGACAAGCGATTTAAAGCCTTCCTCGCTTCATTGTCTCCGGCGGAAAGAAAAGAGTTCGCACAGGCGTATAAGGAAGGCGCGAAAGAGGCTATAGATGAAGCTAAAAAAATCTCAAAGATTGTTGACCGTAAACAAAAACTAGACCATATACTTGGATTTGCTTCTATGTCATATATTGCAGAGCATTATTTCGGGAAGTCTCGCCAATGGTTGTATCAACGTATAAATGGCAATATTGTAAACGGTAAGCCTGCCGATTTTACCCCGGATGAATTGAAAACGTTTTCAATCGCCTTATCTGAGCTTGGGGAGCAGCTTAAGCGTGTTTCCATCGCAATATTATAGAATGGAGGATTTTAAGTCAGACAAGAAATGACTTGCAATATAATTAAAGCGGAGAAAAACTCCGCTTTTTATCCTACCTCTGAATCATCATTAATCTCTTCCTGTTTGGGCTTCCTCTTTTTAGCTTTTAAATATAGCTCACATATTTTGCAAGAAATAGGTAAATAGAAGTGCACTGTGTTGTCTTCTTCAATAACTTCCTCTTTCTTCATCTGCTGTAAATCTGCAATCTTCATAAGTACATCCGCTTTTTCTTTACCTCTTAAATCTCCAACAGTTTCAACTAAAGCATCTATCACCTCGTCTTTGGAACGAAAACTCGATGTTTTAGCTTTCTCTTCCTCGTCTGTCCCGATACTTGCAGGAACGGATTTTTTATAACCACGGGCAATGGCACGCTCCTTCTTTTGCATATATTCTAAAAAACGCTTGTCCTCTGTAATCTGCATGATTTGGGTATTGTTGTATTCATCAGAAAAAGCGGCATTATACAAACCTACTGCAATATAAGCGTCATTGGGAGTCCAACCCATAATCATAAGATCGGCAACGGCTCTGTGCTGGGCGGTAATAAAAAGGCGTTTGTTCTCCCCTTTGAATCTTGTGGAATATTTCAACATGGCTTATTCTTTTTTTGTTGTTTGTGATGATGAACTATTACTATTTGATGCGTTTTTAGTCTTTGCCTCTTGCAATTTTATCTGATTCAGTAATTCTCTTTCTCCTTCCTCTTTCTTTTCACGTAATATTCTGTCCCACTCCGCATTGGTAGCATAAAGTGTTTCTATTCTCTCCGATGCAGTCTGACGAGAAATGAAACCATTTACCACGGCAGATGCAAGATCGGCAATCACAGTAGAAGAGTTTACATGAACATAGGGTTCCAGCCACCATTTCATGCTAAGATTAGTGAAATCTATAGTCTTTTTCATCTCCACTCCATAACCATAGGAAAATATTTTCACCATATCATTAAGAAAAGATTGATATTCCAAACAATCATTCATAGCCTTCTCATAAGCAGGAGAATATAAAATCTTCAAAGCTGCCGCAGGCAAATCACCTGATTTCAATTCGGGAGGATCAACAATGAATGACTGTGAGAATATCATCTTATATTGTGTATCAAGTTGTTTCATATAGCTGTCTGATGCGGATTGTGCTTGCAGGTATGAGGCTTTATCTTCAGCTGTCATAGAGAGCGATTTAATTGTACCATTCACATCTTTCAATGCATCCAAGTTATCCCCCTCTCCTTGGAATACAAGAATGGGTTCACCATAAGCCTGATTATTGTGTGCCATTTGGGAAAATGACATTTCATAACCGTCTATTGTATCTTGTGACATAGACCAGCAAGCACCATTATCATCACGTTTATATGCCACAGGAATAAATGGGAATCCGTGTGGCTTTTTAGATATCAATATATATCCGTTAATACCAAATATACCTAACAATCTTTCTTTAAGCGTCTTATTCCCTTCGCTCCCTTGCCTGTATCTATATAAATATGTATCATCCCATACTTCCAACCATTCAGTCAATATATCTCCATTTTCATTATAATCTCTGAAAGCACGTGCAAACAGATTTATTTCCCCTGTAACCGAATCGTAGTGTGGGTATAATGTATCACCATTAAGATAAGACAATGTTTTCCAATAATACTCTCCATCTCTCAGATAACCGACAAAGGCACTGTCTCCGGTAACTTTCACTGATTTGGCTGATTCATAAAAAGCTATCTCCATATCCTTTTTAAGCCATCCTGTACGATAAATGGCAAAATCCTCATTCTCTTTTTCGGTTGTCTTAGTGGAATTAAGCTCAAATTGCACATCATTCCCACACAGATGTACAAGATGTTTAACAGTAATTATCTGTTGAAAGGCAAAAGCATAACGAGGAACTAATTCTTTATATAACCTACGTGTGGTTTTCCCTGTATCATTCCCAGATTCATCCAATACAGGAATATCTTCCTCCCTCCAAATATCTGGATAGATAGTAGGGTCATTGATTGCATGTCCCGTAGGATAAAATTCACGAAGAAAGTCCGCTTGTGTTACGATATCAAAATTAATCACATCAGAAGGCATTTCCGCATTTTCCAAAGAAGAAAATCTACCATGTGATATGTAACCATCCGGGCGTATCCTTCGAAATGGTCGCTTTGATTTAATGTCTCTTGTTCTCATGTTTATCTTGTGTTTATTGTTTTACAAATCTCCTTAAAGGATTGACATATCTCGGCAATCTTCTAGGCTTCGTATGATGTTTCTGTTTAATATCAAATACAAACCTCATCAAAAGAGCCTCGATAAAGTCAGGCGAATGACCGACCAATGCTTTCATTTCCGTTTTCTTTATAAGAGAAAAACCTTTGTCGGCCTCCGTCACATTCTGGCGTATAGCCTTCCTTTCTTTATTTAGCACCAATGTAAGAGGAGTATCCGTGAATGAACGTGTGCTTATTTTCCTCTTTAATAAATCTTCTGAAATAGAAATGTCGCAGTTTATCACAGCCTGTGCGAACATATAAGCCGCCTGTGATTTCATATTAGCATAAATATACTTGTATTCATCCGCTACAGATTCCCTGTTATTAAAAGGCACAGATTTAGGGAAGAAACCTTTAAAAGCCTGTCCCAACCCATTAAGGTCATAAGTAAAGTTCTCTTCACGCACATGCCATTCATTGAGTTTTGTCTTTACAGCGTTAACTGCGCCTTTTGAGTTAAACCGGCATACATACAAGTCTTGAATATGATTGCCTATCCATAACCACATGACCATAGCATCTCCACCATCAAAAGCCACGTCACATGATACCCGGCGTACACCATCTCCGGGACAATAAGCATTCTTATAAAAATTTTCCATGTGCTGTAGCTTTATCATATCATCACCTATTGAGCGGTATTTCCAGTTGCCATCTAAATCCCTTGCACGTTGTTCCTCGCTTTGATTTGCAAGATTGGCTAGATAAGTCGGATCGGAACGAAGAAGCTGGACATTATCTGATAGTTTACCTTCAATAAACGCTACAGACTTGATGAACAATTCTTCAGGAGAGCCGTATTGTTCGTATTCCTTTCGATAGTATTTTTCAATAATGTGTTTACATTGCTTATATACCTCTTCACGTGTATCTCCCCAATATATAGATGAAACATCTTCTCCGTCCATAAAGCAATAACGGATAATGCCATCACGCTCGGGAATTGGATAACCATCCTCTCCTATCCACCAATCGATAAAACGAGCGACCCACGAATCAGGGTCAGGATTACAAGTACCAATAAAACGATTTATCAAACCAAAAGCATTACGGTTACATGTTATCATGTATTTGAATTTCGGATAGTCCATGTGTGTTATTTCGTCTACGCCAATATACGAGTATTGATGTCCTTGGAAACGTGTCTTAAAGTCCTCTACGCTGTCGGCATGATAAGAAAACTCCAAAAACCCTCCACGGTCAAAATTCCAAGTCATATCATTCTTAGATTTGTTGTATTTGCCGTATGGTGTATAAATCTGATATGATGTTTCGATTATATCTGAAAGGTCATTCAATTCATGACGCATCACGATAGACCGAAGATTAGGATTTTTTACATCCTTCAACGCTTCCATAAGTAGTGCATAGGAGTTGTGGGTGACAATAAAGTCCCTTGTAAGAAATAAACTATCGGGATTTGTCACCGCAATGCAACAACATTCTTTTATTCCTATTCTCTCGTATCCTACAATTCTTCTCGCATTAATGCTTATGCCACCGTTATAAGGCTTACATCTATCCTTTTTGCGTTGTACTTTGAATAATCTTTCCGCATCAGGTATTCTTATATAAATATTGTAGGCATCATTACATCGAACATACTCACCCTGTGAATTTCTATACCCGGCTCTCCCCTTGCTTATTGTCGCCAATCCGCCTAAGCTGTTTATAATAAACTTCACATTTTCTGCAAGGTTCTTGCTTACTGTCGTATAAGAAAGGTGACCTCTGCTGTCAATCGTTCCGTCCGTATCCATCATTCCTTGAATAAGTGCCCATCTTTCTTCCAATGTACCATATAAATACATATTTGGAATATGCTTCTCAACAGAACTTCCGACTATCCCAATCTTCTGTATTTCGTCAATAAGTTCTTTGTCGTTTATTCGCATGTGATAACACCCACCTTTGAATTTACAAGAAGAATATTCTACATTATTCTTAAATTCACTGATAACTTCCTCATCTGGATTGAACAGCATAATGCAGCTGTTCTCGTTTATTATATTCTCCGTTATACACCCATCCCCAATAAGAGCACCAATTATATACGGATTGAATTTGGACTTAAATGGCTTGTTCCTTGTAAATCTTACAGGACTACATAATGGAATGGAAAGATGTTTTGGTCGCTTCTTCCCCTTTTGTTTTTCCATATGATCTATAATCATCTTTGTAGTCCATACTCTCCATTCGTCATTAAGCCCCAATCTATACATGGTACGTTTCTTGGAACAATAATTTGATTGCTTTATATTCCAAAGATGGTCTATGCAGCAGTCTGTGTATGAACCGTCAACAAATTTCAGCCTTACGCATTCCTTATAGCCTTGATAGGAATTGTATATAACCCGTTGCATGCCCCCGTCAAGTCCAGTTATAATATCACCTTCTTTTATTTCTTGTATCTTTCTAAAACCAAATGGAGTACATATCGGTTCATCGAATATCAGTGCTTTTCCTCCACCGCGCTGCCCACCATATATGCATATATCAGCATTAGTGGACAATAGCTTTTCTTGTCCCCCTGCTTGTGCGATAATCTTCAACCTGTTTGGGTTCTTCCTGTCCACTTCACGAAGGGAAAGTATATAATTAGAATCAAGCACATCCTGACCGTACTTTGTTTTTAACTTGCAATCTATTATATCCATATTCAATAGAAAAGAGCTGTGCATCCATACAATCAGTATGGGTAACACAGCTCTTTGGCTTGTATTTACAATTGTTTATGCAAATATACACATATACTCCATTAAAATAAAGAAAATATATCCTATTTTTATTTGCAAATCAGATTATAACATTTATCTTTGCAGAAAAGAAAGCCTATGATAAAGATTCATACAGAAATAAATTTTGATGAGACAGAGATCAAGGGGATCATGGCAATCTGCCCTGTATGTGGTCAAAAGATAGGCGAAATACGTTACCTTAAAGGAATTGTTATGCTTCGGGTAAAATGTAGGAGATGCAAACACTATATTGACATCAATGCAACAGGGAACGGAGAATAAAATAATATCGCGGAATAGAGCAGTTGGTAGCTCATTTGGCTCATAACCAAGAGGCCGGTGGTTCGATTCCACCTTCCGCAACGACATAATAGATTAAGATATAAAGCCGATAGAGCTGTATCGAGGTGGAAACCCCACTTTGATATGGCTCTATTTTTTTCAACATAAACACAAAATAAGACACGAACATTATGGACAAAGAGACCCTTTTATCCAAATTTAAGCCAAGTATCGGAGAACCTGATGCTAACACGCAGATGTACGGAGACACCGGATTATCTGTAAGGACACTTGACACATATCTTGAAGCGATTCTTCCTGGTATTACGGATGATGCAATTGTGACAGATGATTACGTGAACACACATGTGAAAATCCTAAAATCCATGGGTGGACAAATGCGGCATGAACAAAGCGAATTTGTTAAAAATTACAAGCCACAGACTCAACAATCATCGCAACAACAAGATGGAGCGTTGGACGAATTGAAAAAAAGCGTTGAAGAACTCAGAGCTCAATTGAAAGGAGAACAACAGAAACGTTCCATGGATCAAACACGTAGTACTATTAAAGGGAAAGCAAAGGAACTGAAAGTGCAGAACATTGCCTTATGGAATGACGCTGTTCAAATGACAGAATTGAAAGAAGGCATGGATGATACTGCATTCATGAATGCTGTTAAGAATGTTTATGAGGAAAAACTGAAATCGTATTTTGGTAACGGAGCGTCTCCTTACGGAGGGGAAGGCAGTGGCGGTAATGGAGGAACAGCAGATAAAGAAGCTGCCAAAGTGAAACGAGAAGCGTTCAAAGCCCGTATGCAAAGCCAAGGGAAATTACCAAAAAACGAGCAGCAAGACTGAGAGAGTATTAACGCAAACACAAATTAAAACAAAACAAGTATGAACTTACAAAAAGGTACTTTTAATACCATAGCACAAGGAAGTGCAGAGTTCGGAGGCCATTTTCCTGTGTGGAGCAGAGTAAGAGAACTGTATCAGGGAGGCGGCATGATAGATCACGCCAAATACCCGGCAGGTACAGTTATTGGTGCAGGTACACCGGTACAATTTATGGGAGCAGGTAAAACGGTAGTGGTGCTGGCTGGACCGGCGTATGAACAAAAAGCTTATGACGTAGGTGATATCGTAGAGAATGGAGGTAAAATATATAAGAACAAAACAAAAATTGAATCTCCTGAATCTTTCAATGCTTCCAAATGGACCGATATTACAAACACTGTAAACGGATTGATTTTTGAAGATGTTTGCATTCCTGAAGGTTGCACTTTAGCTACTTGTGCCGTAGTGAGAGCAGGAAGAATTTATGCAGACAGAGTAGTAGGAGCAAGTATTCCTACAGCCATGGAGTCTAATCTCCCAATGATTGAATTTGTAAGAGAAGCCTAAAGAAAGGAGGATATAATGTACACAAGAGACAAACAATTCTACGACATTGTAGCAAAAGGACTTGCTTCAATGGGATACGTAAGCGATAAACAAGGTAGTGCGTTGACTAAATACATCAACGATATGTTTGCCGAAAAATACAATGCAGACAGAACGTTCTCACAGATGGGTTTCCCTTTGAATCCTAATATTCCAATCAATCCTACGTATGAGCAGATTGAGGCAACTATCCGCCCATACACTATGGCAACTTATGTGGATATTGACAGTGACGGTGCAACCAAATCAACTGATGGTCTCAGCTTGAAAATGGGTGGTTTACCTACATTTAAGCATGAAGTTGCAATGAGCCGCAAAATCCTCCGAGAGAAGATGATGCTCGCCAATGCTATTGGAGATACTACGCCGGAAATCGAAGATACCATTATGGAATTATTATTTAACGGTATTGACGATTTGATTGGTGGTAATTATAATACTATTGCCCACCAACGTCATCAAATTGTATCCAATAAAGGGAAGCTAGTAATCAATGCCACCAATAACCCATTAGGCATTACCACAGAAATAGATTTTGGTGTTCCTTCTAAGAATATTCAAAAAAGTCATTGGTATTCTAAAGATAGTTCTCATGGAACAGTCACTCAAAAATTTGATACTAATGCCATTGACCCTATAAAAGTAATGCGTGATGTGAAACGTAACAGCGAACAAAAAGATTTTGCTCCTGCCGGACATTGGGAAGTTAGTAAAACTACATGGGATGATTTGATGATGCTCCCATATTTCCGTAATTTATATGTAACTTATACACGCCCAGATGTTACAGATGATGCTAATAAAAAGGCATTAGGTTCTTTGATTGACGATGAAACCCTTAAAGCATTCATTGAGGCGAGAGTTGGAGCTCCTATTGTAGTAATCGATGCTATATCTGTTGTTGAAAAATTCAACAAGACCGCCAAAAAGATGGAATATGTTAACTTACAGAGTTTTAACGAAGGAGTTATGGTTTATATTCCAAATGGTGCTATTGGTGATGTCCAATGCGGTAAGCCTATCTATATGGAAACGCCGGGAGCGAGAACAGCTTTGTATGACGGTGGACGCACTTTGATTCGTCAACTGTTTGATGACGAGACAATGACCCAAGTAATCAAATCCGAAGTAACAGGGCTAGTAGTTCCAAATAAGGTACGGTGGATGTATTATCTAGAAATTAAAGGGGAATAATGACTAATGCTTCTCAAAATATTACAGAACTCAACACGACCATAGAGTCTTATCTCCGTGGTTGTGTCGGATTCGATGTAAGCGATAATGCTATTAACTCAATTCTGATAGATCGTGAACTTGTCCCCAATCTTGATATAAGGGATATAGATAAACGAACGAAAGAATTATGCAAAGCCGACTTATATATGTGGTGTGCAAGCACCCCAAGTGTAACCGGCAGCATTGAAGATGCAAACGGTGTATGGAAACACAAAGAAGGAGGTACACAAAGTTCCGCTTTCGATAAGCGCAATCTTCGAGCTATGGCTAACGATATCTACAAAAAATATGGAGAGAATGCTATAAAAGGGACGATACGGATGAAAACCTATGGTATGAAGTTATGGCGAAAGTAAGCAACCCACGATTCCCACATACATGCAGAGTATACAAGATATCCGATGAAACATCATGGGATGATGGCGTAGAAACTGTGTTGTACGAAGGCAAATGCAATAAATATGGAAGTAGTAACCTGCGCACATTCAAAACAGACAATGTATTAAAAGGAGATTATGCGGTTGATATACCTGGGCTAGTAAAGGGCGTTTGTACAGGATGTATATTGGATGTGACCGACTATACGGGAACTAACAAAAAGCTGACAGTGACTGATGCCTACCCTACTGAAATGGGAACCACAATTTATTTCAATATGTCTAAAAACTAAATATATGGGGAAGATAGAAGGGTTTGATGAAGGTGTACAAATGTTCAAAGCCATAAAAAATGCTTATTTTATAGACAAAATGGCAAGAATATGCTACCAACTGATAGATGATGCAGAGAGAAAAAGACAATTCGACGGTTTTACCGGGAACACTCAAACCTCTTACTCCTGTGGCTTCTATATTGACGGTAAACTTGCATTCGTAATATCTTCCGGAGATAGGCTAAGGAAACCAATAAGGTTAAAAATACAGAAGGGTAAAACCATCTATTTGACACGCCCTTATGAAGGAAAGGCAAGGAGTGTAAGTGGAGCAGTTGATGTAGATAATTTATATGGTCAGCAAACCTCATTAAATTTTCTACAAAGTTATAAGGGAAGCCCTAAAAAAGGATATGCCATAGTAATGACCACCGGAACAGAATATTCAGTTTATTTGGAAAACACACGCAAACTTAATGTTCTAACCGAAACATACCAAGGGCTTAAAAGTATATTGTTAGACAATCTAAAACCGATATCCTGATGGCGCATATAACCAAGCACTATATCAGTGAAATATTGAAAGACATGTGTAAAAGGCTTTCAGATGTGGCAGAAAGGGTATTCCCAGAACACAGACCATCCGCTTTATCCAAACAAACGGATAATATGATAGTGGTATCTCTGCCGATAGCTATTGATGATCAGAATGCATGGCAGAAAACTACAATGCGTATAGAGATATTTGTGAGGAACCGTAGCAGCGGAATATCTCCGACTAGGGAGTTAGAACAAATACTTAATGCCGTTCTTGAGAAATTCCCAATTGTTTCTGAGAGATATTCGGTAACGAATCCGAAGATAGTCCTTAAAGGAGATGATGGATTAGGTTTCACCGTATGGAACATACAAGCAAAGTTGTTGGTAAACACAACCGACAGCTATTCATATTAACAAACACAAAGTAAAACAATAAAAACGACAAAATTATGGCAGGACTAACCGTAACAACCAAACTGACCGATTTGAAAACACTTTTCAATGAAGTAAAGGAAATTTATTTCAAGAGTTCTGAAATAAAGGTAGCAGATTTAGGCAAAGCATTTACTGTCGATATAGAATTTCCAGTACTTGAAGAAGGAGTAAATTTTAATACCGGAGATGCAGAAGTTACTAAAATCAAACTTACTACAGGAAGTACATGGGTAAGCAAGGCAACGAAAGGAGATGGCGACATCTCATTCCAAGTGGCAAGCATTGCAGGACCTGTAAACTCTTTGTTGATGAACAAGGTAGGAGGAGATATCACAAGTACAGAAGGTCTTCTTGTTGAGGGTGTAACATACTCAGGAGGCGCATACTCTCTTGCTCCCAAAAAAGTTGTAGGTTCTTTATTAATGTTCAGCGAAGACAGACAGACTATTATCGCCTTGCCTAATGTGGAAATGTATTCTAGTCTTGTTGCTGCTGATGGTAACAATCCGGCTTATTTCAATGTTGCCGTCAGTCCTTTAGAGAACAGTGAAGGTGCTGACATTATGATTTTATGGAAAACAATAGGTGGTTAATGAGATTTTTTTTAGAAAACAGAGGTGGAATAATGCATATCCACTTCTGTTCATTAACGAATATATAATCATGACAAAACGAAAGATAATATCAGAGCCTACAGAAGCTGATGAGAGAGAACTTAATGCGGTAAAACGCAATAAGAAGGATATTGTCATTCTTGGAAAATCCAAATGGAAGATAGGTTATATAAGAAACGGAGCCAAAAGCAAGGTGACAGACATCATCTTAAACGAGAAGGACGAGCGAAAAGTGAATGCCAAATGTGTGGCAGCTCTTCTGCTTAACGGCTATTTCTCGATATTTTTTCTTTATTGGTTTCTTTGGAGATGGTTTTTCTATGTGAAGCAATACACCGATGCAGAATATCTGCCATTATTGGAAACATGTAAAAAAAAAGAGGATGTGGAGAGCTACTTCATGTCTATCATATATCTGACAGAGATGAGGGATACCGAGATGATGAAGACGAGGGAGGAAGCAAGGCGTATCCTTCGAGGACAGACTGGGGAGCAGCATGGTTCATCGGAGAAAAACATGGATGCCTCACAGAGCCCTTGAAATTGCTATGGGGACTGTGGAATATTCCAATGTGGGGATATTATTGGGGATATACCGCAGCACAAATAGAACTTATGGCAGTTGATTGCCCAATAACAGTATACAACCATAAGGACAAAAGAAACAAAAAAAACAAGTTTAACAAAGCTGATGCCTACGATGTGGAGCGCAAAGCCAAGGAGTGGCGCGATAAATACGGCAAAGGAACTGACAGAATACAGATAGATCTTAGCGAATACTCTATAAAATGATCTTATATAACAAACAATAGTACGATGAGCAAGCCTTATTCCATATTAATGCAAAAAGTAAAGGAAAGTTCCTCTTTGAAAGACAGTCTTACTGATTTTGGAATGGTATGTATGGGTATATCTTTACCAGACATGGAAATCAAGGACCTCCCTTCAAGGAATTGGTCAGATGAAAACGGAGAAGACACTTATATACCTCCTACCCTTCCTTTAAAACCATACAATATAACTATAAGGATAGCTTATAAAGGGAAACCAAATACAGCATGGGACAAAATGGACTTTCTGTTAGATTATTTGACAGGAAAAGATGGTAGTGGGGTGGAAACAAAGCTGTTTGTTCCACATGACGGAATAGGTCGGACTTGCAGACTTTTTAAAATAGGAAAGCCTACACTTACAAAAGGCAATCTTGATGATATTATGGAATTTGAGCTTACTATGAAAGTTGACAACCCTTTATCAAGAGTAACTCCGGTAAAGGGCATTGGTGAAACAATAACGGGACTTACAGAAAAAGTGTTATGAGTTGGACGATATATAATAAAACAGGACAGATAGCAAAATGTAAAATTCATCAGTTGGAATATAATGGTGAATTTATGGGTGAATGTTCTGTTGTTTGTACTATAAAAAGCGAATCCCCTATAGAGTTTGCAATAGGTGATTATCTTATATATCGTGGGGAACGTTTTGAAATAAACTATGACCCTACTATTTTAAAGAAAGCAAGTAAAAATTCTACAGGAGATGCATTCACTTATGACAATGTAAAATTCAACTCTTTAAGTGACGAACTTGCGAGATGTGATTTCCTTGATTATGTTCCCAATGACAACAATATACATTTTACCTCACTGCCAAAATTCAGCTTTTTTGCATCATCTATATCAAATCTCGCTGAACGCATTCAGGTAAACCTTGATCGTATATATACAGGGAATAAAAAATGGACTGTAATCGTTCATCCTGAATATGTCAACAAGAAAAATATCAACATAAGTGTAGATACAATAAATGTATGGGATGCACTTGCATTAACAAACTCTGAATTTGAAGCTAATTTCATAATAAGAGGAAGAGAGATCACTATAGGCACTGCTGGGATAGCAGTAGACAATATTTTTAAATATGGGAAAGGCAAAGGATTGTATGAGATAGAACGCAATGCCGAAGCTGACCAAAAGATTGTTACTCGTCTAAGAGCATATGGAAGCACACGAAATATGCCTGACAGATATTACAATAAATTATCCGGTTCCTCTGTCGGCAATTATCTGCCAAATAATATGGCAGTAGACAACCTTATGTTACCTGGATTCCCCGAAACAACATTAGACCCTTATATCGACAGCGATAACATAGAAGAACTTGGTATAAGAGAAGGTACTATTTTTTTTGATGGAAGCCAGGAAGGTTTGGAAGAAATATTTCCTTCAATAGAGGGAATGACAGCACAGCAACTCGAAGATGCAGGAATAACTGTTTCAATAGACCCAGGAGATAATGGGAATCTTGACGAAGTGTACTCAGCTGAACAGCTAACCGATGATGGTCAAGCAGATAATAAAGGGGAAATAGAAAAAGGGAATTTTACTGTCACATTGAAGGATATAGGTTTTGATATCAACAACTACCTTTTGGGAGAAACTGCTACCTTGTCAATGAAAGACGGAATGTGTGGAGGACGTGATTTTGAAATAACTAAATGTGAGAAACATGGTAATAAATATATCCTTACATGCACTCGTGTATATGATGATGGAATTAAACTGTTCTTCCCATATAAAAATTATAATATAAAATCAGGTGATAAGTTTGTATTATTAGATATATCAATGCCTGATGTCTATATAAAAGCACATTCCCAACGATTACTTTCATCTGCAAAAAAATGGTTAGCAAAAAATGACTATATTCGTTATTCATACATTCCCAAAGTAGACAATATTTACATGGCAAGGCAACACGATGATGCTGTTGCCAATAATCAGACAAGCATTCATGATACCATAAAAGAAGGTGATTTGATGTTGTTTGAGGATGATGATTTGGGAATAAGTGGGAGTATAATCATTGATTCTCTTTCTATAAAAGAAGGTGATGATATGATTCCAGAATATGAAATTACTCTCAAGGAAGAAAAAATTGTAGGCACATTAGAAAAAATTCAGAACCAGATTGATTCAATAGTAAGCGGTGGTCAAGGTAATGGTGGATATAATTCAGAACAAATTAAGAGCCTGATAAAAGCCTTTGGAAGTAATTTCTTCTTGCGAAAAGATAAAGATGACCGTACCCCGCACAAGTTATCCTCTGACAAAGCTTTTGAAATAGGGAAATTTGTCAGTGGTAGTACAGGTGGTATCATAATGGTTGATAAGGAAACAGGTCAAACCTATGCGGAGGTTGATAAACTGAAAGTCCGCATGAAAGCCTATTTCGAATCATTGGAGATACAAAATGTAAATTCTGTAGGTGGAAAGATAGTTCTAACTCCGGGTGGTGCTGTTACGCTTATTGATGTTTGGACCAAGGGCACCATTGAACAAACGCCCATACTTTCAATGGCAGACGGGAATCCTATATTGCTTGCAGATGGCAGTGAACTCCAATTGATGGATAAAGAAACGGTAGACAATGGCGTCCCCGAAGGCGTGTACAGATGTTTCTTCCTTGCCGAGCAGGACGGTGTGGAAGTGGAGAACCGCTTCCGTGCAGGCTTCCAGATACAGAGCAAAAACTTCAACATACAAAAACCGGGAGAATACCAACAGGTAGCGAACCATTATTATTGGCGTTTATGTGTAGGGGCAAGCAAAGAGCGTATCAATGTCGGCATATACAAATTGCACTATATTGACCTCAGCATGGCGGATTGCGACACAGGCAGTGATATTCCGGCAAAGGGTGATACTGTAGCTCACCTTGGTGCACGAATCAAATGGAAAGGCATTGACAACAAGGACGTGACGGATGAAAGCAATATTGACGCACAGAATGCCATTGTTTTCTCTTCTACCGATGTGTTCAGCCCAAGTGTTACTCTGTATCACGGTATAGACTCCTACTCCTACTTGAACAAGGAGTATGTTGAGTATGGTGTAGACAAAACTAACAACAAGGCGTTTTTCCATGTATACGGTGATGCGTATATTGGGGACCGTGATGGTAACAGCTTTGTTAAGTTCACCCAAGGTGAAGGCGTGGAATTGAAAGGAAAGCTGTCGGTCGGTACTACCATCGGCAATGGAGACACCATCGAAGATGCTCTCAAAAAAGCATCTGAAAAGTACATTGAGGATTTAGACCCTCTGAAAGAGTACATCAAGCAGGAAATAGATAATATCCAGAATCAGGTTGACGGTGCGATAGAAACATGGTTTTACGACCCGGCGCCCACCCTTGAAAATCTTCCCGCATCCGATTGGGATACAGATGAGAAGAAGAACAATCATTTGGGAGACCTCTATTACAGCAAGGAGGGAAAAGCATACCGGTTCCAATATGAACAAGAAAAGGGATGGTATTGGAATGCCATTACCGATACGGATATTGTCAAGGCTTTGGAAAACGCTCAAAAAGCACAGGATACCGCAGATGGGAAAAGACGCATCTTTGTGAGACAACCGCAGAATTCGGACGCATACGACATAGGTGATATGTGGGTAAATGCGACCTATGGTAGCACTTACAAGGACGATATGCTCAGAGCGAACACTTCAAAAAAGGCAGCGGAAGCATTTAGTATCTCCCATTGGGAGCTTGCATCAAAATACACTGATGACACTTTGGCGCAAGAAGCAAAGAAAATAGCCGAAGAAACGAAGAAAGCGGCTGAAAAGCTGGACAGTACTGTAAGTTCAATGAAGGACTTTACCGATGAAGCATTCAATGATGGTATCGTAGACAGAGGGGAAGCGGCTGCGATTAAAAAATACCTGAATAATATTGATTCCATCAAAAACGATGTAACAGAATCCTATAATAAGATTATAGAGAATGAGCTTCTTGATGAAGGCGTGGTAAAGACGGAGTTGGAAACCGCGTACCGCTTGTTCAATAGCTCGGCACAGGAGCTTATAAACACCATTAACGGTGTGATTCAGGACGGTAAGACCACAGCGACCGAAGTGGCTATGGTGGATGGCAAGTATTCAGCGTTCAACTTGAAGTACGGTGATTTTATTGCCAATGTCAATGCCGCGAACAATTATATACAGGGCAAGCTTAACGAATCCATCAAGGAAATATCGAAGAATATAGGAGATATATCCTATCTGACGAAAGCACTTAAGGAATATACCAATATTGAGGGTGGTCTTATTCAATCCTCATTGTTAGCTTTAGGATACACCTCGGAAAGCGGTTTCAAGATAATGAGCGGTACGAACGGTGTATACCAATCCGACAAGCGTGGCGGAGGTATTGCTTCCTGGTGGGGAGGTTCCATGCTGGACAAATTCGATTACCCGGAAAGCAGCGTGCCGGAAAACGTTGCCAAAGGTCTTGTGCGCTTTGACGGTACGGGTTACTTTGCCAACGGTGCACTTTGGTGGGAAGAAGATGGTACACTCCATGCAGACCCGTTGTCATTCTTTGTCGGTGAGGAAACGGTCGGTGTATTACTGTCGGCATTTAAGTTCTTGCGCTCGGCAGAATTCAAATATATATTGGAACCTCAATATCCGTTCACTCATATAAAAGCCATCAATTCTGTCCAAATCGGTAATGCCTTGCTGAAATATGACGCAGCCAATAATGCCGTATATGTAGAGAAGGATGATGGGTCTATGGTTAATTTCTACGCTACGGGAGACCTTGCTGCGTTCGGTTCGACAACCGATAGTGGAAGTGGTGCAACCTCATTGGGCATGCTGGACGATGTAGACCTGGTTACTCCTCTATCGGAAGGACAGGTATTGACCTACGACTCGGTTAAAAACAAGTGGACGAATAAAAAAGGCGGTGGCGGTTTGGATATAGACGCCATGTGGGATGAGCTTGCCAAGTCTGACACGTCCAAGAGAATCCATTTTTCCCACATACCGGACTTGGGCAGTGTATATGCCAAACAGGTAAAGCTGGGCACGACTCCTTATAATGTATCCAATGGGGTGATATCTCTTCCTGCGTACCCGACAAAACTGTCCCAATTGGAGGATGATATTATAACAGGGAAGTACCTGCCTTTGGCGGGTGGGACGATAACAGGCAATTTGGCAGTTAATGGTGAGATTGATTGCAACGTCATTGGTGAAAATGTTAATGATGCTCACGATGGGGATAGTCCTTGGTATGGAATCAGATTCATCGGCGGTGCAAGCGGAATGGATATATCAGGATACTATGGTATGGGATTCTACACCAGTAACGGCAGAATGATATACTTGGGTAATAATCGGTCGCACATAGTTAATCTGTATGCAGAAGGTAATGCTAATACCAATTCTTCGTTTGTGTCTAGCATGACAGACTATTGGGAGCACGAGTGGAGAATTTTCCAAAATGTAGATAACTGCGTATTCAGGGCTAATCAATTGGCGATGATGTCAAACAGCGGCTCTGCTTGTAGACCTATCATTGGATGGAAAGATATATTAAGTGGAGCCGGATTCATAACGAGATATACAATTGGTAGTATTAGACGCGCAAACAACTGGGGAAGCATGCTGATTGCGGTATCCAATTCGGATGATGGCTCTACAAGCGGCGTACATTTTCAATTAAACGGAGAAGGTACAGCGGACCTTGTTGCTTCGCGTTTTACTGTTTCCGGAAACTTCCTTGCAGAAGGTGAGGTTGCCGTTTATTCGGACGCCCGCTTAAAGTCATGTATAAAACCGCTACGGAACAGAGGGTTCATCACACCTGTCAGCTATATCAAGGATGGAAAGGAAAGTATAGGGTTTATCGCACAGGATATGATAGAATTGTATCCTGAGTTAGTATCTAAAGGCAGCTCGAAAGAACACTACCTGTCCGTGAACTATGCCCAATATACGGCAGTATTGCAGGCTCAGATAATTGAGCTGCACAAAGAGATTGATGATTTGAAACGTAAATTTATAAATTAAAAACTATGGTTACATTATTGATTGTTTCGATTGTTCTGTTTGTATCCTATATCGGATATACAGTCGGGATGTATGGCATCCCTGCAAGTATCAGTGACACATACTATCGGCTTGGAAAGAAGGGTTGGCTGTTCACGCTCTTCTGCCTTGTCGAATCATCCCTTTTGATTGCCTCGTTCGTTGAAGCCGGCAAGGAAGAATACCAATTCCTGGCGTTTATCGCAAGCGCATCATTGGCTTTTGTCGGCTCGGCTCCCTTGTTCAAGGAGGACTATAACCGCAATATCCATTATGTAAGCGCGGGAATCTGCGCGCTTGCCTCTCTTGTATGGCAAGTGCTGATGAGTTTTTGGTACGTCCCTCTTATAACCTTCCTTGGCGGTGTAATCGTATTGGCATGCCTTAAGTTCAAGAAGCCTGTGTTTTGGATGGAGATGTGTGCCTTTATCTCGACTTATATAACCCTGTTACTGCTCTACTGATATGGCTAACTCGAATAACGTAATTACGTCTCCTGTCAATCTGAGGAGTGACGTTGCTGCCGTTCTTGGGACGTCTGAAACGAATGTGAGCGGGTTGTGCACGAGCCATGAGATTAATATGTGGTCAAGATGTAAGCCTGTCCATATTGCTTCTGCTGCTCCTGACAGGAGCATGCCGTCTGACGGTGAAGGGGCTTGGTGGAAAGGCTCGATGAGGAATTGCGGCATTAAGCCGCCCCCTGTAGCGTCTTATGAGGAAATCCCCAAGCTGTATACGGAAGACAAGATGAACGGATATACCTATGAGAGACCTTGGGGCGGAAGTGGGAGTCCGTACAGGTTGGCTGATTTTCTGTTGTACAAGCATAATGCATGGGCACCCATATTCGCATTTCAGTGCGATTCCAAAGTATCCCAATCCGGTACCATATCATGTTCGGTTGGAATCAACATTACCGATGTGGACAAATCAGGCCCCGGCTCTATAACGTTGTCCGATATAGATTTCGGGACTAACCTTGAAACATGGTGGTTTGGGGCGATGTTGGTTGACTCGTCCAACAGTATCGTAAGGAAACTGGCGAACGTGAAACCGGGTGTGTCATTGGAAATGCCTGCCAGGGGTCTGACGCTAGGTCAATATTATGATGTATATCCGTTTCTCTGCATGAATAAGATTAATAGTATCTATGACCCTGATTCGGTCAACTTATTCTTGCCGGTGATGAACTGTTCCCCCGGCAGGGTTAAGTATGTATCGGAAGAAGAAGCGGGTGGTTTGGTAATCAATCTGAATGCAGAGTATGTGACGCATCCAATGACAGGTCTGAATACGGCTGTCAAGTGGGAACTCAAGTTAAAGGCTACCAATGGCAATATGACTCTCCGCAACAATTGGATTAGTCTGCGATTCATAACGAGTGACGTGACCGACCCGTTCCAGGCAGGTGAGCAGCAAAAATCTTTAGGAGACAAGGATTTGACTCTGGACAATCCGGTTGTGATATCGGGTCAATTTGATTTGATGAATTTCTTGCAAGAGTACTATGTATATGTTACGCTATCCAGCGGAAAGTACACGAAGAAGGCTTATCCTTTGGCTTTGAACCCTAACCCATAATATACTAATCATTAAATTATACAGATATGGAACTGATACGAAAAAAAGAAAGTATTACAAGAATTTATGAAAACGGTGAAGTCTCAAACAACACGACCAATGATATCCAATATATCGTATTGGAAGGAGATGCTTATGTCGGCACAGCCTCTATCATGCCCACAGGGTTTACCATGACAGTAGGCATGAAAGCTCCCATCGAAGATATAGAGAGTATGCTTAGAAGCATATTGTCTTCCATTCCCAAGGAAGGAGGCGCAAAATGAAAATCAACGAAATCATCAGAAAAATGAGTTTTTTGCAACTCGTGCCACTGAAATCGGATGAGGGTGCGCCGCTTGCCAATAAAACGAAGGTGAAGATAATCTTGAATCTCGTGGCCTACGAAAGGGCAATGGAGAGCTTTAACGAGGATATGCGCGGTATCTATGCCAAGCTGAAACCCGAAGGCTATGACGCCCAAGCCTTTCCACGAGTGAATGAATTGGAGAAGAAAGAAAACATAAGTAACGAAGAAAAACAAGAGCTTGAGTCGATTAAGCAGAGTGAGGAATACCTCTCTTATGTTGATATGAAAAAAACACTGATGCGCGAGTTTGAAGAGGCAAGAGAATGCGCTTCGGCAGACAATGACTATACAGTCAGCGAAAGGGTACTCACGGACGATGATTTGGTTTCCATTGCGGAAGTTATCCCCTCGGATAAGGAGTTTGCAATCGGCAGGAACGAAGATGGGGAAATCAAGGTTAATGGCATCACCGTATTGGCGGAGATTGGCAGAATGTTTATAATGTAAAACAATAATTATGGCTGGAAAAACGATTAACGAGCTTGACGCACGGACAACACCGAACGGCAAGGAGAACATACCCTTCCAGGAAGGGAATACAAACGGAAGATTATCTACCGATGCGTTGAAAAGATACATGTCACCTGATTTAACACCTTATCAGAAAACCGTAGACGCTGATAAGAAGTATGTGTTCAAAGAATCGGGGAAACGGTTAATGACCGATGAAGAAGGAAGCAAATTGGCAGGGTTATCTAATTACAATGATGCCGACATAAGGAAACAAATCGCTGATGAAACAAAACGTGCAAAAACAGCCGAGGAAGCCAATGCAACCGCTATCGAAGCACTGGCAAATGAATTGGAAGCCTTGGGAGCATGTGGATTCGCACGAGTCAACGGTAGTGCAGACCCTGATGCGCAGGTAAGCTTCGGTGATACCGCCAAACTTCGCGCATTGGCATCACACCTCCACTTGGGGGCGGTGAAAGATGGTAAGCTGGTCAAGCAATGCGCACCCGGAAGACTGACAGCGTCCGTAGATGGGAAAGAAATAGCCATTGACGGTACGGAGGGTGACATCATGAATTTTACCGACTGTGACCTGTATTATCTGAAAGCCACCATGTCCTACACACCGCAAGGAGGGACGGAAGCCGAATACAACATCGTGGCATTGTCATTACTGCCATTCGCCATCGGTGGAAGGCAGGCGAAACGCATCAGACCGTTCGCCATCGTTCCGGGGGAATGTGTCACCGCCAAATTGGGAGGTGATACGGCAAGCTGTGCACATTTTGTTTACAACAAAAATGCCATAGGTACATACAAAGCACCGATGAATATTTTCAAGCAGAGCTACAAAACAAGTGGTGGAGGATACCCTACTCAATATGTATCGTCCATACAGTCAGTCAAGAATGCACAGGCGAAGAACGCAGATGGTTCCAACCGTCCGTACATGGGGATGTACTATGAGTTTTATGAAATCATAGTCTGTCTGATGAGCTTCGAGATAGGCACATGGGCACATACAAGGCTGAACCTGTTTGGAGTGGGATGTACCACATTAGACGGTGTCAGTTCGTCTACATTCATAGACGATTCGATTTCTGCGAATAGCGGATGGAAGGCAATTGTAGGCAGTGAGATAAAGTATAGCACCCTGATGGGAAGTAATATGATTACTCCGGCAGGCTCAACGAGTAAAACCAATCTGATAGGCGGTGTGGCAGGTACGTGGTATGAATTCACGGAGATAATGGAAGCTCAACGATTACTGGACGGCATCAGCAAGGCAGGACTCGTATCGAAGATAGGAAGTATCGGGCATATATTCTCCTTCGATATGGAAGGCAGCGTGACTTGCACTGAGGACGGCTCTGTCAATCTGTCCACCGGTGCAGGCATGGAAGCATGTAAACATTACTACGTGGTGAGAAATGTTCCGGGTTGTGCGGGAATGGCAGACGGAGTAATGACAGCCGTTGTAAACTCTTACACCAAGATGGAGTTCCAAGATGGTGTGAAATGGACCGATGGCACGGCAATGAATGGCGGAATCGGCATTCTGAAACGCTCAATCCCTATATATAGAGGTTGGAACTTGCCGTTAGCAGGACTGTTCAGACAAATGGACGGAGCATACTATATCGTCAGGAAGGATTCAGCTGGTAATAACCTTCCGGTTCAGTTCCGTTGCGCCTCTGATGTTAGCCGTGTCCCTGTACGCACTACTTACACCTATCGTGTTCCTGATAATGAAGAGTGTGATATGGAGATAGGATTGGATTTGAAGAAAGAATATCCGGAGATTAATCTTCCTGTGACTAATGAATCATGGTTCAAGAAGTCAGACTATGACTTCTCGTTATTCTGCGCAGAAACAACAGGAGGAGGTTCAAGAAGTTACGAGAATGTCTACCTATGGTTATACATTAACAATGATGTATCTGCCGGTGAACGTTGTCTTCACGGCTCTGTTGTCGGTTGCAATGCGGATAATGGCTATGCTTCTGCTCGGACTGCGTATTGCCCTTATCGGGCTGGCTCTAGCCACGTCCATTACGCTGGGGCTTTCGCTGTCCCTTATATCGAATTATAAACAATAATTATGAAAACGGAAAGAAATGAATTTGACGTTCGTATGCCTCTTGTAAGCTATTCAGAAGGAAGAGCATTGGTATGCGTCAACGAACAGACGGTTACTTATCCTGAGATGGAAGGCACCGAAGAGAAGACAGTTTATGTATATGATACATTATGGGCGGACTGTGATACGAATGATGAAGAGTCGGTAAGAAAATCATTGGTCCGGGAACTGGAGAAAATCATCAAAGAATATGATGTGTCTGACCATGTGAACGAATTTACCCTTGCCGGCAAGAAGATGTGGCTCTCCAAGGAAATGCGTGTAGGTCTGATGAACAGCATCAACATTGAGAAGAGTGCCAAAAAGATTGATACCGTTCTTTGGTTTGAGGGGATTAATTACACCATCCCAATAGATGTGGCACTACAGATGCTTGCCCAATTGGAGTTGTATGCATTATCATGCTATAATGTCACACAGCAGCATCTATCCGAAGTATCCGGATTAAGTAGGCTCGAAGAGCTGATTAATTATGACTATGCCGTTGGCTATCCGAGCAAGCTTGTGTTTAATCTTGATTAGGCTAAGATAGGGAAATTCCCTGCATACCTTCTCAGGCGGGCAGGGAATCAAGATTAGCTTTTGCGTCCGGTTAACAAGGTTTTGCAAATATAACATTAAAAATTAATCCGACAAATGATTAGTGCAATAGTTAGAGATGGCATCGATAAGAGCGTAGCCGGAGGATTGGCAGGAATAGCTACCGCATTCGTTCAGGAGAGCATAGAACACATGATTCCGTGGCTGATAGTGTCTGCTGCCGTGATAATATGTGATTTAGCCTGCGGGCTGAGAAAGAGTATCATAATGGGCGAACAGGTCCGGTTCAGTCGGGCGGTAAGGCGAACCATGGGCAAGATGGTTACATACTTCAGCTTTGTTTTCATGGTGGTGATGATAAACAAGGCATCGGGTAGCCGTTACGACATCGATATGTATTCCTGCCTGATGGTATGTTTTCTTGAGATGTGCTCGATTATCAGCAACATACTTAAGCCGAAGGGAATCAAGCTGAATATTGTCGAAGCGTTCAGGCTGATTTTCGGCAAGACATTAAAAGTTGACAAAGAAGATATTAAAGAAGTAATTAAGGAGGAAAAGAAATGAAGTTTTTTACGATTGCGGAGCTGTGCAAGTCCACGACTGCCGACCGCTTGGGTATCAACAACAGATGCAGACAGGAGCATGTAACGGCTCTTACTGCCTTGGTGGATAACGTGCTGGACCCATTACGCACATGGTGGGGAAAGCCTATAACAGTAAACAGCGGTTATCGCTCTCCGGAGCTGAATAAAGCTGTCAAGGGAAGCAAGTCCTCTCAGCACATGAAGGGTGAAGCAGCCGATATCGATACGGGAGACAGACAACAGAATAAGTTGTTGTTTGAGTATATCCGCAAGAATCTGCCCTATGACCAATTGATTTGGGAACATGGTGGAGATTGGGTGCATGTAAGCTTTAGGGCAGATGGTAAGAATCGGAAACAGGTATTAAGTTTATAAAATCTACAATTATGGCATTAAAGGATATAACCGGCAATTTTGCAGCATCCGGCTCCAATCAGGAGTATAAGTTTCAGCCTGCTGCGTCTACATTTGGTTTGCAATGGGTATTCGATACACATCCGTCCAAGGTGGTATTGTATCAGAGTTTGGACGGTGAGAGTTGGGTGGCATTTGAAGTCGATTACGGTGTCGGGTCGGTTTGGCAGAAGAACATCGAAGGTGTATTGGGTGAGCAGCATATCAAGATTCAGTGCAATGTTAAGCCTGTCAAGGCATTAATTTTGGAGTGATTATGAAGGTTAACACAATATCTTTAAATTCGGTGCGGTTGAATACAATCGCACTGAATCACATTGGCGAAATCCGTTCGGGTGGCGGTGGTTCCAAGCCTTCCCCTATCCCTCAATGGATAAGGGAACATATCGTTTTCTACTATGACGTAAAGAAGCAAGGTGCGACCAACGAAACATTGAAGGAGTCTGCTTACTTGCAGGACTTGTCGGGTAAAGGAAGAAGGATGAAATTAAATAACTTCTTGTTTGCCGAAATGAGTGGTGTTGGAGGATACAACGACAACTTTAGTAATTGGAAAACCGATTCAAACAATGGAGTCGTAAAAATAGAATCAGACTCATCAATTGTAATGCAATCCGTAAAAATAGAATATAGAGGAATATTATATCAAGATAGTAGTAAAAATGCAACTTTAAAATGTAATATTACAGGGATAACGGAAGAGCTTAAAGGTAAGTTAATCTTTAGATACACAGATGCAGAAGGTGGCAAAAATATTACATTGGAAAATGGATACTTTGAGTTCAACTCAAGTGAATACGAAGGATTATCCGGGTGGTATGGGTTTACTTCCAAGCAGCCTATAGACAACTGCAACATCACCATTACTCAGATACCCGAATATCCCGGTGCATTAGTGACAGATGGTGTAGATGATTACGGATTGGTAGAGAATCTGAGTAGTGGAGTGAAGATGCTGTTTATGACGGTTAATCCGATAGGGGATAACGTTGGTAAGGTATATTATGCTCAAAGTGGTATGAGCAGCCCGTTTTGGGTTTACGTTAATATTAATTCAATTGTATATAATAGCATAAACCCTAGTGGTGTAACTTATATAGATGGCATGTTGAATAAGTCTATTTACTGCCAAGAATTATTCAATGTTAAACATACTATTACAATTGTGAATGGTACAGTCGATTCTACCAATACTGAGCAGCCTGTTTTTTTTGCTAACGAACATCGTGTTTCTGGCTATTTTCCCAAACTCGCCTTCTACAACTCCATAGCCTTCGACTCCATACCAACAGAGGCAGACGGATTCACAGAGCAAGAATTAATTGATTATGTAATAACTAATATAATTGGACAATGAGATATACAATCGTTACGATAGAATGGCTGACCCAACATGGACTGTTGGTATTGCCGACAATGCGAAGCAACGCAGATGGCACGAAAGTAGTGCTGCATGAAGAATTCGTTAACCTCTTCCCAAGGGACTCCTTCCCCACCTACAGAATGGATGACCCCGAATTTGTACAAATCATGGAATCGGAAGAATGGAATCACGAACCGCAACCTTATAGTGCTGATTACATATTGGCTGCATCCGCACAAAACATGGTGGAATCCGCCAAAAAACAGATACAGACATTCAGCCTGACAGACAGCGAATCTTTAAAGGTTAAATCGCTGTATCCCGATTGGGCGGAATATATAGACGAATCTTTATCCAAGGGAATGAAGGTTAATTACAAGGAACACCTGTATAAGGTCCGGCAAGATATCCCTATGGTTTTGGAGAGCCAATATCCCGGCATGGCTACGGCAGCACTCTACGAAGTGGTTGTAGAGACAGCATCAGGCACCAAGGATGACCCGATACCCTATACACCTCCTATGGAGATATTCAAGGACAAGTACTATACTCAGAATGACGTATTGTATATCTGCACAAGGGACAGCGGTCAGGCATTGACCCATGACTTAAGCAGCTTGGTAGGGTTGTATGTTAATGTTGCAAGCTTATGAAAACCATAATTTATTGTGTCATATTGCTGACGCTGGCAATATGTTCATCATGCCGTAGTGTAAAGTATGTGCCTGTTGAAACTGTACGTGTAGACAGTTTGTATCTCACCATCCACGAGAGAGATTCAATCCACATTAAGGATTCTATCTACATCCGTGAGAAGGGTGACACGGTATTCGTTGAGCGATGGCGCACGCAGTACAGGGATAGGGGAAGAACAGATACCTTATATGTTGACCGTGTGCGTGAAGTTCAAGTTCCTTACCCGGTAGAAAAAGAGCTAACATGGTGGCAGGAAGTCAAGATTAATTTTGGTGATTTTTCTTTAGGTATTATCTTTGTATTGCTGTTTATTATTTGGATGATAAAGAAGAAAGGAGGTTCAAAATGAAATAGAACACTATACCGAGGATTATCCTCACAACGCTACGAGTAGAAGCGTAGCAATTACTCAAAAATAACAAAAGCAGTTCTTTCGGGGGCTAAGAATTAAAAAAAAGCCCCCAACATATCATCATATTAATATTGCCACATAAAAACATGATAAAGCATAAGATACCTGATGTTGGGGGCTAATATCTTCAACATAAATATCTTATGCTTTGTTCATCAAAATCTCATGTTTTATGTGGCGAGGCAAAGATAAGCATAAAAATTAGAAAAAACTATGTGCAAATCAGAAATCTTTGCCAAGATAATTAATATTGTTTCAAAAGAAACCGAAGTGCCTGTAGACCAAATATTATCCTCTGATAAAAACATGGAAACAGTGGATGCCCGGTATCTTCTTGTGTCTCTCCTGTCTGAAAGCGGCATGTACCCTTCACAAATAGCCGTTCATATCCACAAAACCAAACGTGCTGTCAACTACATGATATCAAATTTCTATGAGAGGATGGAAAGTGGGAAAATGTTGAGAATATATTGGGATAATATAAAGAAATCATTGGGAAACAACTGATTTTACATAAGTTACAACATATGTACTTTTGCATACGGTCAATTTTGACCGGGATACAAAATACAAATACTTATGGAAAGAACTTATGTTTTTAATTCAGACGGAGGCAATGGAGGTTCAGGCGGTAGCAAGCTTGACATTACCGCCATGCTTCCCGGAATGTTTGATAGACCCTAACCTGCTTGCCTTGATGAATAACGGCAACGGCTTTGGAGGACAGGACGGGTGGTGGAGCATTATCTGGCTTGTTGTGATAGCAAGTATCTTTGGATGGAACGGCAACGGTGGCGGTTTGTTCGGTGGACGTGGAGGAAACGGAGCTAACGGACTTCCGGCAGAATTGGCAGGAAACGCAGGACGCGAATTGTTGATGCAAGCTATTCAGGGTAACGGTAATGCTATCTCTCAATTGGCTTCTTCATTCAACTGCTCTACCCAACAGGTTCAGACAGCATTGTGCAATGTTCAGAATAGCATTACACAAGTAGGTAATCAGGTGGGATTGTCAACCAACCAGATTATTAATGCTATGCAGTCAGGCAACCAGTCTATCCTTACTCAACTTGCCGATTGTTGCTGCAAAACGCAAACAGCTATTGAAAGACAAGGCTATGAAGGACGTTTGCAGAATTGCGAATCAATGAATGCCCTTACCAATACAATGAACAACAATGCGTTGTCATTGCGTGACGGGGCTACTGCAAATACGAATGCTATCCTTGCCAAACTTGATGCAATTCAAAATCAGGCATTGCAGGACAAGATTGCATCTCTTACTGCGGAAAAGGCTACTTTAACAGCCGAAATATCCCAGCGTAATCAGAACGCCACTATCCTGAGTGCAGTAGGACAACAGATTGCTCCTTTGGCAGCCGGATTGCAGGCATTACAAGGAGACGTAGATAAAATCAAATGCAAGCTCCCCAATACTGTGAGTGTTCAATACCCCAATTTAACCGCTATTAATACAGATTGTTTCCGCGCAGCCGCCTACGGTGCATATATGGGTGACGCTGTATACGGACGTAGTGGATGTGGTTTCAACAACTACTGGGGTTAATCCGGTAAGAAAGGAGGTAGATATGTGGCCTAACTTTTTTACAGGATTCCCATCCCTATTCCCATCAATCGGAAGAACAAATTTCAACACTCTTCCTACGGTGGCTGTGACCGTCGGCACGGAGAATGTTACTTTGGAACTTCCTAACCACGCATTCCGTAACAGGGATTATGTTGGAGGATTCTATATCAGCCTCCGTCAGGCTATACCTGCCGGCACGACTGCAACTCTTCCGATACTGATAGGGACTAATGGGGACACAAGACCGTTGATGGCTTATAACAATGAGCCTGTGACTGTTGAAAACTTAGCCGGAACAGGCATCTATGAAATTCACTATAACAAGTACACCAACGAATTGTATCTTGTTAATGGTGGATACAGACCGACAGCGGCTCCGGCTCCTACAGCAGAAACAGCTTCTTTAAGGAGCAAGTAATAATTAACATGGAGTTTTGTGGTGATTTCCAAAATGGGAATAGCCACACTCCTTTAAAATCAAACAATCATGTTTCAGAACTTACGAGTAAACAGTACATTATATCTTCTTCATAGAGGTGCAAATCCAAGTTTGGAATGTGGGCAGGTCGTTAATGTAAGCCCCATAAAAACCATATATAAGACTGTTCCCAACATGCCTTATCCACAGCCGGTACAGGTTATTGATTTTGTCGTGAATATACACGGACAGAATGTCAATTTGCAAGAGATACCGGCTAATGCCAATATTGCCGATGATATTAAGACAGGGATGCTGATTACAGGGTCAAGAGACGAAATGAATACTGAGGTCCTTACCATGAAGCAGAAAAGTGAGGATGTCCTAAAAAGTGTGGAATATCATCAGAACTTTCTTAGGGTATGTGACCAAATGCTTGCCATGCTGAACCCTGAATTTGCAGCCAAGCAACAGCAGGAGCAGGAAATATCCGCATTGAAAGGGCAAATGTCCAATATGGATAAGAACATGCAGGAAATGAGCAAAAATATGGCTGACCTCATTGCACAGAATCAGAAGTTAATGGAACAGCTCGGAGTGGTTGAAGCATCTAAAAACAAGAAATGATTATGGGAATGTGGGAAATATTAGAAGAAGGGCGTGACGATTACGGACGCGGCTTCGGTATGAGAGGTGACGAAGTGGAGGAAGCCTACAAGGAAGGCTGCCGCAAAGGTTACGAAAAAGCCATGAGAGAGATGCGCGGAGAGATGGGTTTCCGTGATGGTGGGAGAAGTTATTCAGGTGGTGGAAGCTCATCCGGCATGGATGAACGCAGATACCCCGGATACTTTCCTGAATATCCGCGTATGGATGAAATGGGCGAACGCAGACGCAGACGCTCTAACGGTGAATTCTATTAATAACAGGAGGGGTGAAACGCCCCTCTTTTTAAATTAAGGCTATGGAACAAAGATTAGATACATATAGCAAATTCCCATCAGGAATGCAAGAATACCTGGAATCATACGGATTCCATTTCAGTAAAAAACTTTACGAATGGGCTGTTTCAAAAATGAAAGTGAAAGACGAGGCAACAGGCAAGGAAAAGAAACTTGACCCTTGGAGTAAAGATGAGGTGGACGATATGCTCAAAGCAAACGGAATTACCATCGAACACGACAAAGGATATGACGTTGCCTATGTTGCAAATATGTTGAAAGCGGATTTTTTCAAAAAATCATTGGTTGACGAAGCACATTTGTGCAAACACATAAAGTGCTACCTTGATGATATTGATGGGGACCCTTGCAGGGCGTTTGATGAATTCTTTGCCACCTGCATCGGTAAAGGAGTTCCTGTAATTTGGTCTGATGTTATATGATTGTTCAGGAGTTCTACATACCGAAATATGGGGATTGGCACGTCAAGGTGTATTATGCGGTACACACTTATTGGGCTAAGGAAATCATTACCGACCTGTACCGTATAGGATGCAGGGGGGATTCCCTCAAACGTGCGTATCGCAACCTGACGGAAGGCAGGATGAATACCGGACTTACCTATTCGGACTACAGGAGAAGAGAGACGGTAATGGTGCTCTCTTTGACTTCTACCCCCGAAGAGTTTCAAAATTCGTGGGACCACGAAAAAGGTCATTTATGCCGGCATATTTCCAAGGCTTTCGGGATTGACCCTTATGGAGAGGAAGCACAATATCTCAGCGGATATGTCGGTCAGAAGATGTTTCCTGTTGCCAAGAAATTCTTATGTGAACATTGCAGAAAGGGAATGGAAAAATAATAATCGAACAGAAGCGTTCTTTGACTTGTTGGAATTACCGTTTTTACAAAATAGTCGTGAAATTATATACAAAAATCCAATAAAATTATATATCTTAATTATAAATATATATTGGAATAACAAATACTTTATTCTATCTTTGAGCCGAATTTTAAATTATAGATGGAAATGGAACAAGAAAACAACAATGCGATTCTTTCTTTTGAAGATTTTAAAAACCAAAACGGCATCGTTTATTGGTGGGCCTCAGAAGTAATGGTTATGCTTGGATATAATGATATGAAAGCATTTTGTAAAGTTCTTGACCGCGCGACAAAGGCTTTTGTTTCGCTCAACATTCCTCATTATGAAAATATAATAGCTGTGAAACGCAATAATAATGGCGTTGAATTCCAAGATTTCAAACTTACACGTTTTGCGTGTTACCTTGCTGCTATGAATGGCGATCCAAAAAAGCCAGAGGTAGCATTGGCGCAAGCTTATTTTGCACAGCAAACACGAAAATTTGAATTATACATTGAAAACAATCAGGAAATAGACCGCGTGCTAATACGTGAAGAACTTGCAGATGGAAACAAATCTCTCGCTTCAACGGCAAAAGCCGCAAATGTGACTGATTATGCAAAGTTTCAAAATGCAGGTTATCTGGGCATGTATAATATGGAATCGTGGAAGCTTGAAAAGAAACGTGGCATTAAAAAAGGAAAGCTATTTGACAGAATGAGCCGTACCGAACTTGCTGCCAATCTATTCCGTGTTACCCAAACTGAAGAGCTTATAAAGAGTAAACAAATATCTGGACAAGCTAATTTAGAACAAACACACTATACTGTTGGAAGACAAGTCCGAAATATAGTAGAACAAAATACCGGGCGCAAACCTGAACAGTTGCCACAAGAAAAAGAACTGCCTATAATTAAAAAGGCTCTTAAAATGACAGCGAAGGAAATGAAAAAAATTGATAAATAATTTCTTCGAATTGTAGTTTTGTCTGCAATCTAAAGGTGCAAAAAAGATACCCCCCCATACATCTACACTAATGAGCTACGGTCAACGTAGCCTTTCAATAAATAAAGTAACTATTTAACATTAAGCGGTAATTCCCAACGGTTTTACCGCTTTTTTTTATGCTAACATAATATGAAAGATGATAAGTTGAACATATTGCTTGAGCAATCGGATGATATTCCTCATTGGGTATTCTGCCAACTGCTAGCCATGATAGAATGGAACGTATAGAGAGGTGGATTTGTAAAATGATTCCCTTTGTCGTTTTGATGAAGGTGGCTTTGTTGTGCGGCTAATTGAAGTTTATGGGATATTTGGGATGAACTACCTATCATTTGATTGTCCATAGCTTGTTAGTGTGAAGAAAAGGGGACTACCCGATTAAGAATGATCCCCCCCCCAAAAAAATGGTTACTTTATAAGGACTCGCATTTGAAAACCCCTAAATCTTCAGTTTAGCGGTAGTTCACAAAGTGAATGCTGCTACTGCCCGCACCCTGTAACTGTAGCACTTGTCGCCGTTGCTCGTCTGCCCACTGAAGAAGTGTACGTACCAACTGAGGCTGAGACTGTACTCAGTACTGGACCAATACCATGTGGAAGATAACGGTTCTTTGCCTATGTACCTCAGCACATCGTTTATATTATCTTGATAATGAGCCATTAAATTAAGCTGTCCTAATGATGGGATATATTCGTCATCTTTCAGCAGATTAGACAGTTTAGGATTTCGCTCAATCAGTTGAGCAGTGTTACGCTGTCCATTCATATCAAATAGTGCATCACATTCACGCCCATAATAGATTTGATTTCCAAATTCCTCTCGGCTGTCATTGTCAAGCAACTGAACATCCTTATGCTCCGTCAACGAGATGGCAAACGATACGTCTTTGTGCTTTAATCCGATGTATCGTACACAATCTTTGAAGTTATCGCCGGTAAACGGTTCTGCATGTCCGTCTTCGTAGATTAGATACAAGCCGTTGGTCCAGTCTGCCCTGTCTTCTTTAGTCGGCATCATAACCGATTGGCGTAAATTTTCAATGTTAACCTTCATCGTCTTATTGTTTTTAAATTATTGCTCAATACTTTTTCCCATTTTTGTTTTCTCTCAATTCATTGTATCTCATCTTCTGATTGATGTGCCATGTGAGGTCTATGTCCAAATGGTTGGCAAGCCCGAAAATAGCCAATAGCATGCTATTTAATTGCTTTTCTAATGGATAGTCATATTCATACGCATATCTGATGGGAATTGTGGATATAGCATATATACTTTCTGTAAAGGTCTCATCCTCACAACTTTCCTCCGCCTCGTATAACATTTCTTCCGTAAAATCCTCGATGTCTATCTTACGCAATCCGCACAAATCAAGCAGGCGTATAGCTGCATCGGCAAGTTCATCGGGAAGTGTATCTTCTACATTCTTTTCAAAGGAACACTTAAATCGCTTTTCTTCTTCCACTAATGCAGGATAGCAATTATAGTCCATTTCAAAACGTGATTTACATTTCTTTCCTAATCTTCCCTTTCTATCTGCTTCCACAGCTTCCATAAGCTCGGATGTAACTAAACAAAGGTAGTGTTTATTACTCAATTCCTCATCGTGAAAACCGTGTTCACAAGCGGTTTTATAAGCGCGATCGCGCAATTCGTTTAAATTAATATTGTTCATTTCCTTATTCCTAATTTGATTTCTTCATCCTTGATTATTCTCCAATCTTATCGGCTTCCTCATACCGTTCCTTATTTATCCACATCTTTGCAGTTCCAAGAGCTGGGTGATGTAAACAATGTCGTTACGATATGGCACATGACGGACGCATTTTTCTATCTCATCAAACCTATTCTCCATGCGTCTGTGACACTTGCTTACCAAAATTAAGGTAAAAATGCCAAAGTACAAAAAATTAATGGGGCAAGTACGGATTTAAATATTAATTCTGCTGTTTCCATACTTATTTAATCATAATCAATAGCTTTGCAGTCCAATAGAATATCACGCAATATAACACATATCCGAGTAATCTTTCGCAAGTTTGCGAAGGTTCTAATCCTGTAATAAAGTCCTACATATTATACTCATATACACAAATTAGATATGATATGATGACAGATGCCAATACATATGTGAATTTTCTCATAATCATATAAGTTTTAATGCTTCCTGTAATCCTGCCTCAAGTGCTTCTTCGTAGGTATTATAACGGATAATAGGTCTGTCAGACAATCCTACTAAGTCGTGATTCGGAATTGTTAGTATATCATATATCCAATAATTTCCATACATATAGGATATTTCGATATGCAGGCTCTTGGTTTCACGAAGCCACTTTTGGGCGATGGATTGTATTGGACAAGAATAGAATAATTTAGGTAAATCCTTACTAGTTCTAAATATGGTTTCCATCATTATACCCTTATGATTAATAATATCTTTGCAATACTCATTAAACCCTTTCTCTTTCAGCAACTTCGCTGTTTCTAATGTTACAAGTTCTTCGGTCATAACTATTTCTTGTTTAACTCATCCAACACTTTCTTTACTAATTCATAGCGTGGTAATTGCCAATCCTTCGCAATATCATCTATTTTATCATCATAATGATTGTCGTAAACATACTGATTTAAGTTGTCAACAAACCCATCACCGTCAAGCCCTTCATCGCAATCATCAAACATATCAAGTTCATAGGCTAACTTGGAACATTCACAGTGGGATACCCAGTCATAAACATGACCGTCATAAACATTGGTCTGTCTGTTGTATTTTTCTCCAACGTGTATTACTTCACCGCAAAATTCACATCTATGCTCTTTGCGAGCGATAGTAGTTTTATTTCTTAATACTTTTATCATTTTAATTCATTAATTAAAGCATCAGCACAAGCAATTGCAAACCGAGCAATGCTTATAGGTATTGTATGTTCCTCTCCTTTCTTGTAATCTGCTTCCGAACTAGCGTAACCAACTATTGTATTATCACTTAAAATCCCTTGCATTGCGGATTTAGCCAGTTCATAACGTCTTTGTTCCCAGTCGATAGCTGAAAAATCAAGTTCGCATTCCTTGAAAACCATGTTATCACATACATATAAATAATCTCTGCTATGTTGAGAGTTGATGTTTAATTGGGGAGTTACATCTACCAAAACCCCTGTTGATTTTACTCTTGCTTTCATATTTAATATTCTGATTTAATAATAGTACCAAATGAACGATACCTACGCCAAACTATATTTCCACGCTGAATACTAGTAAGCCAATCACAAGCCTTAAACACTTATCCTACATTATATAAAAATGGTCGTTTTTGTATTTTTCTTTTTATTCTTGCTTTCATAATTCCTTCTTTGTTTTAAAGTGTTCAATCAGTTCATTTACGGTAGCCTTACGGAAATTTCCTGAAATAATTGTTGCATTTTGATATTCTATACCCCAAAAGAAGAAGCTACCTTTAGGCTCTATGAAATAATGGTCATTACCAATAGCATCTCCAAAAGAAACGCTAAGTGAAGATTCTGCTATAAACCACTGCATATAGTTACTATCATCCCTTAATGCAGCTATAGCCAAGAAAAGTTCTTCGTTGGTTCCGCAATCAATAGAAGCATCTATATCTGGGTTATTTTGCAAATCCCATTCAGGGGATGCAACATATCTCCATTCCTTTGTTTCTTTAATTTGGAATGCCGCAAGATATTTGCCCATCCATTTGCCATTATTGAGCTTATACCCCAACTCTTCCAGCTTCTTCCGAAGCTCCGGTGTATTCTTTTTTATGAAACACGGTGTTGTAAATCCCATAGTTATTCCTCCTTCTCTATTTTTACTTTTCCACGGTTAACAAAACCATCACAGTTCATCAAAGCACAAAGACAGATGGAATATTCTTCCTTTTCTGACTTACTGCAAATGCGCAACAGTGAGCATTGGTTGCATGGGACATTTTCACTCGTCATCTCATGCAACACTCCATCTATTATTATTCCGTTCTTTACTTCCATAATCAGTCTCCTTCCTCTCTAATCTGTTTCACAAATACATTTTTAAAATGCAAATTTTCACCTCTCTCTATGCTATGCAAAAACAGATTGTATTCAGCTTCTGAAAAATGAGAATAATACTTCGTAAAACATGTTGGGCACTCTTTTATAGAGACTATCCCAATACGAGCTTCTGCAATCCCACAGATATGCTTATGGTAATCGTTGAGAATACTTGTACCACATTCGGGACATTCAAAAACTAACGCATTATAGACCCCGACAAGGGGAATCCTATATTTGTTATCTATGTCCATTTTCAGTCTCCTTTCTCTTTAATTCGTTCCAGTACATCCCTGTTGGCTTCGAGTATCTCATCAAAAGAAGGGATAGGCATCCAAGCTACCGTATCATAATGCGCTAATATTTTTGTTTCCCATTCCCCATCTATATAATTGTTTACCAATGTAAAATAGCTATTAAAGCGCTTCATCTTACAAAGCACTAATACTCTATCTTCATTTTCCGGCAACCGTTCCTTAACACTTATCCAAGGAGATTGATTTGATTGCCATTCTGCACCGGATTTGAAAATATCTACTACTCTTGGTCTGAATATATCTTTTGCCAAATGAATTTTGTGTCTTTCGTAATATTCTTCTGCTGCTTCTTCTAACTTCTGTTTCATAATTTATCAATTAGGGGTGGTGTGGTTGAATGTTCAATTCGTTCTCTATAAATTTCTGTAACTTATGGGCGCATTCCGAGCATAAGTCGGCTTCTTGGATGAATATATCTTCCCTTCCACCAACAGAGCCACCATCCCATTTATCTACCTTGAAATCTAGCCGCGCATTACGGAAATACGATGGCTGTATCTCTCTTCCGCATGCATCACATATTATCGTTACTTTTTTCATATTTGTTCTGTTTTAAATCAGTTTTGAGGGTTATTCACTATCGTATTCTGACATGATTTCCAAAATATCGCTTTGTATATTTTCATCAGTTAACATGTGCTCAACTAATTCTTTTTGCTGCGAGGGTGTGGCTATAATACACTTCACTATTTTATTGCTATCGGTAGCCATTATTATAATTCCACCTTCGCGAGTCTTAGGTAGGCGTACTGCTATTTCTTTAGCAAATGCCTCTACGTCTTGAATAAATTGACATTCCATATTAGTTCCTTTCTAATTTGTTATGAGTTATTTTTCCCCTTTTTTGCATCTACGTTGAAAATCCAACATAGATTTTTTCCTATCATTAAGAGCACGTGACATTTTAATAATCATATATATTGTCACAATAAATACAATGACAGATGAAATACCTCCGACAATTATATATGTACGTACTAATCCCGTCAATCCGGATTGATTCAAATAGTCAATAAGTTCTTCCATAATCAATCTCCTTTCTCTTTAATCCGTTCCAGTACATCCTTGTTGGTTCAATAGCTCACTAATGTTATCTATAACTTCCCCATCTGTCAACGTATCATCCAGGATGATAGATTTAATCTGGCTTGAAAGCCATGATGTGCCATTTTCAAAACCAAGAGCAATCATTTCCTTAATATCGGAAACGCCATTTGGAACTCCGTTTGTTCCGAATGAATCAATTACTGATTCTGCATATTCTCTTACTGCTTCTTCTAACTTCTGTTTCATATCTGATTTTGGTTTGAATTATTTTTTTATAACTACCGCCATTGTACTAATAGATGTGCCACTCTCTTTAAACTCGCCTGCGCTGATTTCAAACACCTCTCCATGTACTTCTTTCAGCCAGTTGCGGAAATCAATACATTTCTTTTCCGAAG